TTTCCTTTCTATTCTTCGTCTTGACCAGCGGCAACAGTGCCGAGAGCCTCCAACAAAATCGCTTGCTCCTGGTTGCGTTGATGAAGGCTCGAAATCTCGTTCATCATCTCATCAAAAATCTGATCCTGCTCATTATGGGCATGAGCTTGATGCATCATCGCCATCACTTGACGTTCAAGTAGGAATAGTTCTTGTAGTATCCGGTATCGTGACCAGAACGCTTGATGGATTCTTCTCAGGACAGGTATCTTCGTTATCATCTTCATACCTTACCTCACTTGTTCAACGAATTGCCGCAACGAAACAACAACGTATGAATCTTCCACACCTTTGCCTCTCGCTGACACAACAACAGCTCCGAAAGGAACCCCAAGGTTGACTGCTTCAACTTCGGCTTCTCTCACATAGCCTGCTAAACCGGCACTGTAGTTCTTAACGTTCTTGCATTCTAAAGCCCAGTCAGGTACACCTGAGATGTCTCCCTTGTCTAATGCACCATGCAACGGACTGCGATCTACAGGGTAGGGAAGGTGTTCGTTTAAGTAGTCAGCTACTTGACGTTCAAACCTTGTCCCTTTCTGCTTAGAAGGGTTCGACATCTCTTTCAGCTTTCTGACGGCGACCTTCTTCTCTCGCTCCACGCCTCTCGCTATCTGCTGTACGATCATCTATCTTTGTCACACTAGCAACAGCCCAAGTAAGTGCAGGACCAATCTCTTTCAAAGAAATCTTGCACTTACTACGCTTATCACCATCTTTGTTTTCCCAAGAATCCTCACGAAGAGTACCTGAAAACACAACACGGTCACCCTTGTTCAAACTATTACAAGCATTCTCAGCGAGGTCTTCCCAAGCTTCCAAATCTATAAACAGTTTCTCATCTTTACCATTCCACGCAGCTATTCGTAACGTGGCTACGGCTTTGCCTGAGCCTGTAGATTTTAATTCAGGGTCACTAACAATGTTTCCGTGTCCGCTTACAGTTATCATTTCTTCTCCTCTTGTTGGATAATTTCTATGTCGTCGAGCGCTGACTGAACCGTTTCTATATCAAACAGAGAGGCTATGTCAGTCGCTTTCTTTATTGGTTTGCCTAGAACATCTGAGGCGATTTGCCTGAGTTCCACGCCATCCTCACCAAACACTCCGAGTTGCTTAGCGCGTTCCGCTAAACCCCTCAAGTCAGTAATAGGAGTAACACCAGGATCCTCTAAAACGGTAGAAGTAGGGGGAACTTCTACTGGAAGATCAACTGGTGCCACCCCTTGTTCAAAGGTGCTATCTAAACTTTCATCTCTTGCGAGATACAAGCCTACACCAAAAGATTGAAAAGCTTTCTTTAATGCGTCTGATACAGCGCCTTTATATTCGTCACCTAAGTCTACTGCATCCCCTGACTTCGTGTACTTTATCTTCTGTCCACCGAAGCCACTCCGGCTAGTGATGGTGTCGTCTGTCGTGATAGTTAAACGAACATGAGCAGTGATCCAATCACCGTCTTTGAAAGTATCAACTACTTCATACGACCAGTCGAAACCTAACACCTCGTTCGCACGCATTATCACTTCGCCAACAGGAATGTAAGTTAAGTTCCGACCACCCTTCTTTAAGATAGCTTCACTCTCTTTAGGGAAATAAGCCCCCAGTTTTTCTAAATCTTTATTCATCTACTTCTCTCTCTGTTCCGCAGGCAGGACACTTATCGTCATAATTAGCCCACACTTTTGTTCCGATATACATACCGCATCCACGGCACTGAACAAGCCGAGGGCTAAGCCCCCGACTGCGTTCCCTCTTCTTGTTCCACTGCGACATCAACACCACCCCAGTGATGTTTAATAAACGGAGTAGCTAAAGCCACACTCAATTCGTGCGTCGGCAAAGGAGCACAATTATCGCGGTGCTCGCAATACCTACAGTTCCATGGTTGACCCTTCCCTTGATACGGAGGAGGGCTATCAACAACAACGAACTCGTTAACCTTGTCATCCCAACAAGACCGCAAAGGAATACGACCATCTTTAACGCCATCAACTATTTCCTGTTGCCGCCACAACTCAGCCATAGCGATCTGCTCAACAGTCTGACCATCAAAATCGTCAGTAAGGTCATAACGCCACTCCAACATTTGTCCTGGTTTCACACCATCACGGTACGAACCTTCCTTACAAATGTAAACAAGATGCACAGCGTCAGCTCCAAGCCCTGCCGCATAAATTGCTGCTTGACAAAGGTGTTCGACTTTAGGTTTGTTTGCTTTCAACGCGAGTTTGAACCCAAACGAACTTTGAGTTTTAATTTCCAACACCATTTGTTTATCGCCGATGCTATACAAACCATCAGCGTGACCGGACATGTCAAAACCCAGAGGTCGTAAATCAACTACGACTTCTGATTCAAAATCTGACCACAACGAATGCATTGATTCTTGCAGTAACTCGTGCATGGTGTTCCCAAGTTTGAAAGCCAACAACGTTTCGTTATTGGGTTCGTGTGCTTCTGGGATTCCACCTATCCGTAACGCTATCTTACGAGCGCAACCATAGGCTTCTGACCCGCGCAGGGACGTTCCACATGCAGTGGGTTTAGCCCCTTCTATCTCGCGTTGCCTTCTAAGGTAAGTGCCGACAGTTTCGCCAGCTACTCTTACTTCTTCCAAAGGACTACTCCTTTACTAAATCAACCAGAGTATCTCACTGGTTCTCTTATAGTAAAGGATACCTGTGACATTACATAAATGTCAACCTTATTTAATAGTCGCTGCCGTGTTCGGATCGCCGACCTTGGTTGCTGCGATACTTTTAACTGCTGAAATGAGCGCACCCATACCGGCTACGCTTGCACTTTTAGCAGTTGATAAATCTGCAACCGTGAACACTGCAAGAAAGCTTTGAACAGCAGTCCAAACTGCGCGTTCAATAATATCTTTATACAGACCCATGTAAAAAACCATCCTTAATAGGGGATACTTTTACCTTACTACCTCACATAGCCCTGTATTTCTTTTTCAAAGCCATAACAGCCGGTGGAGGAAAACCCTCAGTGAACGCCATATTCGACGTACCAGCCTTACCTTTATATTCCCCTGAAACAATGTCCCTCTTCCTAACAACTAGTTGTCCAATAGGCACATATCCTGGTTGCCCGACTTTGTAAAGAATGTAGTCGTCGGTTTCTTCAAGAACCATTTTTTTTATCTGCCCTGTAATCTATTAACACCCCTAACAGGTGAGCTGTCAAACTTGCTATGGAAATCATGATCGCATAGCGGAGAATCTGTTCCGTCAAAGTAATGAGGACTAATCCTATGCCGCCAAGAGTCATGGCTAAATAAAGCAACTCTCTTGCTACTCTGCTAAACATTACGACCTTCTTCTGCTTCCTCTGTTAGATGGTCCTGATGATGTCGGACCTGCGCTTGGTGTTCCTGGCGATGCCATTGGTTTTATTCTAGTTGCTCCAGCGGCAGTGACAGCAGCCGACGCGACGATGATTGTCTGCCTATCTTCAACATTAATTCTTGATCCAGTCTGGACATAATCTGAGTAAGCAACGTCTGAAAACACATCAACATTTTCTTCAAATTCTTCCCTAACCTCGTCACTAGCTTCATTGATTATCTCAACAACTTCCTCCCTAGCCTCAACAGACAACTCCTCAAACGCTTCAACATCCTCAGTTAAATCCTGTATCTCTTCTTCAGTGACAGGCTCATCGTCAAAGATTTCTTCTAAGTCCTCAACAAGTTCCTCAATCTCTTCCGCTTCCAAATCAGTATCTGAAAGCATTTCAAGTTCTTCTGTAAGGATTATTATTTCTTCTTCATCTAATTCTTCTAACTGTTCTTCAGTGAACACGTCTTCAATTTCGATTACTTCTTCTTCTGGTTCTTCTTCAAAAATTATTTCTTCCTCAAAAATAAACTCTTCCTCTTCTTCAAAGAAAAACTCTTCCTCCTCTTCAAAAACTATTTCCTCTTCTTCCTCAAACTCTTCAAGCCAAGCATCTAAATCAAACTCAATCTCTTCTTCTTCTTCAATCTCAATTTCTTCAAATTCAAACCAGTCGTCGAACTCTTCAAAATCTATAAACGTTGTAGTCGGGGGAGGCAACGTAGTTGTTGGAGGCAACGTTGTTGGAGGCAACGTAGTTGTTGTAGTCGTAGACGTAGTAGTAGTGGTTGTAGTTTCAGGGGGAGGAGGCTCCGTAGTAGTAGTCGTAGACGTAGTAGTCGTCGTAGTAGAAGTAGTAGTAGTGCTAGTAGTAGTAGTGCTAGTAGTAGTAGTTGAAGTAGTAGTAGTCGTGGTTGTAGCTGGAGGCTGGTTATCTACCGAAACGACCCCAGAAATATCCATACTGTAAACACCAAACACGTCCTCATAAACATTCGCGTTCAACCGATAATCCCCAGCAGCCAAATTAGTTACCGCAATATGAGAATCCCAACACATATTGGTGCCATCATTATGCGAAGCCGAATCATCATCCTGATACAACAAAACATCTGAATCGTCATACAAATAAATGTACGGATCAGCAGCATAAGCTCCAGTACCTTCATCGCTACCATGATCGTCACAAGTTAACGAGGTGTATGTGGTGAAAGAAACGTTGCTTGCTTGTTGCAACGTAAACGTAATATCTATTCCGTCTTCAGAATCAACATCTAAAGAGCAATCCCAAACGTTGTTGTCTTCCTCGCAGGTAACAGTGGATGCGTGAACAGGTGGAACATACCACGCTAAAGCAAACGTAGAAAATAAAAGCACTCTGCTTACAATCCGAAAAACTTTACCCTTCACTTCAATCCACCAAATCTATGAAGATGCATTCCCCTGGGCATTCTTCAGCAGCTTCAATGGTTGCTTCAACAAGTTGGCTCGGCACTGACACAGATTCACTCATAATGTGTGTTGGTTCGGCAGGTGTTTCTGACCCTGCTTCTTTAACGTAGAAGAGTCCGTCTGAATGCCCGAAGAATATCTGAGGGACTATCTCTTCGCAGAGTCCGTCACCAGTGCAGAGGTCTTGATCTATCCAGACTCTTAGGTTAGTTATTTCGTTGTGTTCCACTCACAAATAATATCACTGACAGGACTCACAAGATTCTGGGTTCTCAACCCCACACATAACTTCACCATCATCTTCAAAATCGCCAGAATCAAAATCGGACACCACGAACCTCCTACGGAACTATCTCAGGACGTTCAACCTTATCAGCCATCCTCGAACGTGACCAAGCCCCACAATCCTGACACTGCCACCGTTGATAAACAGCAACCTTACTTATCCGCTTACCGCGACGCTGCAACCTACCAGACCCACAAGTAGGGCAAGCATCAAAATCAGAAAACAAATTCCTATTCGGATGATTCGTCATCCAAGGACGCAACTTCTCATACACGCTCATCAACAAATCAACATCCATCTTCGCGTACTTAATCATCAACCGCCAAGACTTCATATCGCCACGCATACAACCAGCCCAAGTCCCAAACCCACCAGTAGAAACCTTACGACCCACACCCAAATAGTCGCCGAGATGATCCAACTTGTTGCTATTAAACATGAAATATCTCCTAGCAACCTTCAACGTGTCAACACTCTCAGGAGGAGAAACAGGACCAAGTTCATGAAACACAAACCGAGCGTTCGCTTTACGCATATCAAACTTGTCGCCATTATGGGCAACAACAACATCAGCCTCGTTCAACAACTCATGAAGCTTCTTCGCCACATGGAAATCATTCTCAGGGTCTTTCTTATACGCAGAAGGAAAATCAACTAAAGAACAAACATGGGTTTTCTTCTCATGCTCCCACCTGTAAGAAATACAAAGCATGTACCATTCACGCTCATGGTCAATAACGTTCTGCTCATACTGACCCCACACATAACTTAAATTAGGTGCAGTTTCAATGTCGTAAAACAGAACCTTTATGGGACTGTCAACAGCCTTACCAGACATGTACCCTCCCACCAGCTACCATCATCGGAGAAACGTATCGCCGACATTTCAAGGTCTTCAACAGAAACACTTTCTGATCTGTCGCCTTCCTCGTAGGTAACAACTTGAGCGTTTTTAGCAAGTGTTCTAAGGTCATTGTATTCATCGAGAGTTTTGTAACCTGCTGGCGCTCCTGCACCGGCTGAGGTTTGTATCCTTCCTTGTAGAATAACTGGAACTATGATTTCTTCTATTCTATTAGGTTGCGGACGAGCATTCAGGGACCATCGTTCCATTATAGGTCCGCTAGTAGTTGTTGTCCCGTCACGAGCGAGAGTTATTGTCACATCAAACGCTTCGCCAGAAACGTCATTATCGGTAGGAGAGTAAGCTACTTCATCTCCTCCTGTTGCCATAACAGTAGAAGTTGTCGTGTTTTTAGGGTTTGTCACAGCGATAGTTGCTGTGCCTGTAACCGTCGCAACGTTACCGCCATAGTTAGTTTCACTAGTGTAATCAAGAGCAGTGTTGTAATCCGTTGCCGCTGTTTCACCTGATTGTTCAGAAGAGAAACGTGCCGACATGCTACGAAGAATCTTAGAAGCCACCGTCCCATACGAAACTTTACCCACAACTAATTCACCGTTTGTGGATAAGTCCCCTGTGTAATCCTCACCGTAAAGCTCACCGTTAGAATCAGTGAAAAATACTTTGTCGTTGACGACTTCCACGCTTAACACATTTCCGTAGTCTGTGTGATCGTGCGCTAAGAACCTGCAATAAGCAGGAACCAGGAACTGGGTGAAGATTGTTAAGTCTGCTTTCCAACTATTTCCGTTGTTGGTTCCCCAGTAAGCGTATTTGCCTGAGATTCTCACACCATACGCTGCACCGCCGTCATCTATGACAGGACCAAACGTTACAGATTGACCGTCGTTAGGGGTGATGCTTCCGAACCTTACCCCTTTAGAAGTTCCTACAATCATGATGTCACCGAACGTGTCAATGCTTGTAGGTTTAGAAAAGGTTTCACCTTTAGGTAAAACAGCAGCTACTACAGGGTAGGAAAGAGAACCGTCTGAGGAGGACACAGAGATCGCGTACAGGACTCCTTGCCCAGCGACGTTGTAGGCTGCGTAAATAGCCTGCGGACCTCCCTTGATGGCTATACAAGTCCCTGAGAGGGTTTTATCAAACGTCTGCACAGCACCAGAAGAGTTCAACTCAACGATACGCGCACCATCAGCAGACAAAAGCCTTCCATTAGCGAACTCAATAACATCACCAGCGAACGACCCAATCGTAGAAGCAGCACTAGTCGAAGAAACATTTACTTTCTTAACCGCCGCACCTGTCGTCGCAAACATGTCAGTGCCGTCCGAAGTCCAATCCGTGACAGCAGCCCCCTGATCCGAAGAAGAAAAAGTAATCGTCGGAGCAGCATCAGGGTTCCCATACTTCAAATACTGACCGTCAGAAAAATAGAAAACAGAACCATTAACCAAACCGGCATACATGTTCGTGTTAGAACCAACAGCCTGCTTTCTTTCAACAGCTTTACATAAACTGATTTGCCCCTTAGTGAAAATGTCTACGTTTTTAGAAGAATTAAATCTTGCTCGGTCAGAATCTACAAGATCGTAATGTGTTTGCCCTGCACCACGCGACCAGTCCGTGATAGAACGAACCCATTGCCCAGCAGAAGAAAGAGTTTGTTCCCCAACATCAGCGGAAGTGTCACGCTGCTCACGTTGAGCAGCCACAGTACGCCGACGATAATTGTCGTAATCTATTAAATAAGTGTTGCCATTAATCGCAACATCAAACGCTTGAGAATAAGCCATTTAACGCCCACTTCGTAACCACTTAGTCGGATACAAAACATGCAAACGAGCCGCTTCAGCGTTGATTCTCTCCTGTCTTCTAAACCTAAGATCACGAATAGAAGCAGAAATAGCACCAGACTGAACCTCATCGCTCCTACGCATAGGAGCCTGATGAGTAATAGACTCTCTCGCTATCGGCTTAAACGACATGATCGCTAACGCCGCCCCCATCGGAGGCAAATCATAAGCTTCGCTATGCAAACCAGTAGTTGAAAGAGCAGTGCTTGTAGCAGACAACGCAGTGAACCCTGCCGTGTATTCCACCCGAACGTTCTGTCCTGGAGTGGGAGTATCAAACAGTATGAGAGCAACCCCTGAAGCGAAATCGTCTGTTGCCCTGTTGCGTCTAATAGTGTGCCTGCGAACTTCCGGCTCAGACAAAGAATCATCTTTATCAGTGAACGTAACTTGATGCACACCTACAGCATCGGCAGCTAAGTTGTAGCCGTCAAGCGTTGAATTAGCAGTAAACGTTGTTGTTTTAACTTGGTACAGTCCGTTTCTTGGGCTGGATAAGTCTGCTAGGTCGTCGTTTAATGCGTCTAAGATCATGTGTGCAGGGTATTGAGGGCTTACTCGGAGTACATCTCCGTCGGTGTGAGAGGCGGCGGTTGACCCTCCGTATCCTCGCATGACACCGATGTTGTCTTTGCTTGTCACGTTTGTGACATACATCAACTCTGTGCCTATCTCAATGATGGACCCTGGCACTATTGGTCCGGTTTCAAATTCAACTTGAATCGTTCCAACACTGTCGTTTATGTCCACATCTAACCTGTTTAGCGTTTCAACAGTACCGCTTAACAGTAAATCTCTTGTTCTATCTATCCATGTTTGCGCTGTCATTTTGCGCCTTCCAAATGTTTCGCCAACTCTTTACGCGATTTATCGTTTTTAACTACCTGACCTGATTCTACTTCAAATTTGTTAACCGCTTTTTTTTCTAACTCAGAACAACCCTGAACCATAGGTGGCTGCAAACCATCCCCTCTTAAACGCTTGTAAGCTCCCATGTCTTTCTCTAATTGTTTTTCTGTTGCGGCTAGGCTTCCGCCTCCTGTGTCTGTGCTGTAGAAGCCGTCTGCTTTGAATGCTACTCCTACTGAGAAGTAGACTCTTTTGGCTTCTCCTTCGCATTCTTCGATGCAGTCGGTTAGGGGTTCGTCTTTTATTGATTGTTGGGTTTCGTATTCTGTGCCGCAGGTTTGGCATCTGTATTGGTATGTTGGCATGTTATCCTTCTAGTGCTGCGACTCTTGTTGTTAATTCTTGTACCGCTTTAACTAGTGGTGCGATAAGTTCTGTGTATCGTAAGGATTGTCGTTCTTCGTTATCAACTTCAGTTTTTTGAGGGATACCGTTTTCATCTTCAACAGGAACAATAACTTTCGTTCCGTCTTTAATAGTGTTTAATCCCCACATTGCTTGCTCTGCGGCAACATCTTGAGCGTCTAAAACTGTTTTAACTTCTTGAGCGATAAACCCTTGATGTTTCCTAGAGCCTTCTTTCCATTTGTATTCAACTGGTCGTAAAGCGTTAATAAAGTTCAAACCTAACGTTGTGTTAGTAATATCTTTTTTAAGATTTACGTCTGATGTTTGGATAGTTCCGTTTGTTGCGTAAAGATCATCCCAACGTTTGCTGCCCCAACCTAAATCAAATACATTGTCGTCATAAGGGTGAAAGCCACCTCCTACGTTATTAGTAGAGTAAAATTTGTAAACGCTGCCAGCACCAAAATAAATATAACTACCAGTAGCGTTACCTTTGAAGTGCATGTCGTCGTTGTTAGGCGAACCCATGTATCCCATTTCGTCGCCGTCGGAATCCATGCAACGAATATAAGCACCTTGATTATTAGCAATACCGTAAATGTTAATAACATCAGATTCGTCATTAACCAACATCACAGTTCTAGGATTAGTAGTGTGATTATTTTCAAAATCACTTTCAAAGCCAAGAATAATACCAGTGTTACCAATAGCGACATGCCCTGCTTGAGGGTAACTATTAATATCTAAATGATGGAAATTGCTGTCAGTCCCACGCTCATAGTTCCAAGACATATACGTCCTGTAAGAACCCTGAGTCCCGATAGACCCGTAATTACCTAATGCAATAGTTGAATCATTCCAAGGCTCCTGAGTGAAAGATAACTGACCTACCTGCAATTTTGAAATAAATGCTTTACCACTAACAAGAAGAGAGTTCGCGCTTTCATCCCACAACATATAGTTGCCAGAACCAGCGCCATAAAACTTCACATCATGCCCAGTATCATCAACCCCAACCGTCACCGCACCCTTAAACGTAGGAGAAGTATCCCAAGCAGAAGTAC